GCGAAGGCTATCCTGACCCAACTGCGGGTGAAGCGCTCTCCCGGATTGCTGCAAATGAAAAGCAGTCCCTTCGTGCTTTCCGGCCTATCGTCTACATCTGCTCTCCGTTTTCCGGAGATGTGGAGACAAACGTAGCCAACGCCAGACGCTACAGCCGCTATGCCGTGGACAAGGGATATATCCCTATCGCACCGCATCTGCTATTTCCGCAGTTCCTTGATGATGACAATCCGGAAGAACGTGAGCTGGGTCTTTTCTTCGGAAATGCTCTCATGAGCAAGTGTGCTGAGGTCTGGGTATTCGGCAGCCGCATCTCATCCGGTATGGAAACAGAAATCAAACGCGCCAAGTGGAAGGACTATCGCTTGCGCTATTTCACAGAAGAATGTCAGGAGGTTTAACGCTATGTATGAAATTAAAGAAAATCGCAGAGAGCTTTTCGATGGCACGGAGATTACTACCTACACCCGTGATGTGGTAAGTGCCAATATCCTGCAGGTCGAAGCCGGGACGACCGGCTACAAAGGTGGCGACACCGGCCACGGCGGACGCACTTATTTCCGCATTTCCGATGAAGCCAGCACAGATATCCATGTCAGGCCTTTTATGGACAGATTCGGCTGCAACGGTTTTGAAGTTACCCTCGGCGGCGACTGCGAACTGGAAACTATGATCCGCGCCCTGAAATTTATCACGAAGGTGCTGGAGGAAGAATCGGAGGAGGTGTACGACTGATGTTTACCCTGTATAGCGCCGATTTTATCGGCAATCCCGGAAACTGCTCCTATCCGCATATTCTGACCGGCTGGAAGATCAGAGTGAAATAACTGAATATCCAATCTGCTATGCCTGCGAGTGTTCTTCGGAATGCCCGCAGGCTTTTTTTATTTTCCTCCGCTCAAAAAGGCAGTTCATCTCCAGTGGAAACTGGAGGTGGATATGTTATGACAGACGAAATCACAAATGTTCAATCTGGATATTTCACGCAGGAGCGGATTCAGGGCGATCTGGACTACCGCAGAGCACAGACAATCGCAAAGAAGATGCTCGATGACGGCCTCATTTCTGTGGCTGAATTTAACAAATTAACCGCCATCAATCGGGAAACTTTCTCTCCCTTGTTCGCGGAAATAATGCCGAAAATCCCTTGATATGTAGTCGCTTTAGAGTGATGTATAGACGTACGGAAAGGAGGTACTTCCCTTGAAAAAAGTTACGAAAATCGCGGAAACAGCGAACTCGAAAGTTAAACTCAAGAAGATCAGGGTAGCCGCCTACTGCCGCGTCTCTACGGATTCCGATGCCCAGCTTGAAAGCCTTGAGGCACAGAAAACCCACTACGAAAATTACATCACATCCCG